CGAACCGCGTCCGCTGACCGCCACAGAGGCGCGGCTGGAGGCCATCTACAACGCGGCGCGGATGGGCCTCAAAGGCGACACGCTGGCCCTTGCTGCCGGGATGACGCCGACCGAGTACCGCAGGCTTTGCCAGATGGACCCGGTCGCGGAGTATGCCGAGCAGAAGGGGCGCGCGGACGGCGAGCTGGCCATGGCGACCGTGCTGAACGACGCGGCGGCGCAAGGGGACGCCAAGGCCGCGCTTGAGGTCCTGCGCTACGCCCACGGCTGGGCGGCCAAGCAGGCCATCGAGGTGACGGTCGATCAGAAGATCAGCATCACGGCCGCGTTGGAGCAGGCGCAACAGCGCGTGATCGACCTGGTGGCGACCGAACTGGCAGAGGAGCAGCCGCGTGCAGCAACCCCAGTACTCCGCTGAGGACGAGCAGACGCTCATGGCGACCCTGTGGTCGCCCAGCCTCAAGGATGACCCGCTCAAGTTTGTTCTCTACTTGTTCCCTTGGGGGCAGCCCGGCACGCCGTTGGAGCACTTCTCTGGGCCGCGCAAGTGGCAGCGCGACGTGCTGACGGACCTGCGCGACCACATCAAGCAGAACAACGGCAAGATCGACTTCGACGTGTTCAGGATGGCGGTCAGTTCGGGCCGCGGTATCGGCAAGTCGGCACTGGTCAGTTGGCTGGTGCTGTGGATGCTGACGACGCGGATCGGCAGCACGACCATCGTGTCGGCCAACTCCGAGACGCAGCTTCGCTCCATCACCTGGGCCGAGATCACCAAGTGGCTGGCCCTCTCACTCAACAGCCACTGGTTTGAGGTTTCGGCCACCCGCGTCATGCCCGCCAAGTGGATTGCGGAACTGGTCGAGCGCGACCTCAAGAAGGGTACGCGCTACTGGGGCGTCGAGGGGCGGCTGTGGTCTGAGGAGAACCCGGACGCCTACGCGGGCGTTCACAACTTCGACGGCGTCATGCTGATCTTCGACGAAGCTAGCGGTATCTCCGACAGCATCTGGCAGGTCGCCGCTGGCTTCTTCACCGAGAACACGCCGCACCGCTTCTGGATGGCGTTCTCCAACCCCCGCCGCAATCAGGGCTATTTCTACGAGGCGTTCCACGCCAAGCGGGACTTCTGGCGCAACAAGACCGTCGATGCCCGGTCGGTCGAAGGTACGGACAAGGCAGTCTATGAGCAAATCATCCACGAATACGGGCCTGACAGCGTTCAGGCTCACGTCGAAGTCTACGGTGAGTTTCCCAGTGCTGGAGATGACCAGTTCATCCCCGTTCATCTCGTCGATGACGCCATGGACCGCCCCCGCTACAAGGACACCTCAGCCCCCATCGTACTGGGCGTCGATCCAGCGCGTTTCGGTGCCGACGCGACGGTCATCGCGGTAAGGCAGGGACGCGACCTGGTCGCCATCAAGCGGTACAGGGGCGACGACACCATGGAGGTGGTCGGGCGCGTCATCGAGGCCATTGAGGAGTACAAGCCTGCACTCGTCGTCATTGACGAGGGCGGACTGGGGGCGGGCGTCGTGGACCGCCTTAAGGAGCAGCGGTACAAGGTCAGGGGAGTGAACTTTGGGTCGAGGTCATCCAAGCCGGTCATGTATGGCAACAAGCGCGCCGAGATGTGGGGGTCGATGCGGGAATGGCTGAAAAGCGCGTCGATCAGCCCGGACCGGACGCTGAAGAGCGACCTGATCTCGCCCATGATGAAGCCGGACAGCAAGGGGACGATCTTCCTAGAAGGCAAGAAAGAGATGAAAGCCCGTGGGCTCGCAAGCCCAGACGCCGCGGACGCGATAGCCGTTACGTTCGCGTTCCCTGTCGGCTCACGAACCGAGCGCGTTGACAAGTCGCCGCGCAGGGCCTATGGTCAGTCCAGTGTTGCAACCTCTTGGCTAGGGTCATAATGGCGCGCAAAGGCGTATCGCTGTCAGTGGGACGGGGCGAAAAGCTACCCATCTCCAAAGGCGCTGGCCTGACAGCCAAGGGCCGGGCCAAGTACAACGCCGCCACGGGCAGCAAGCTGAAGCCCCCGGCGCCGAACCCTAGAACTAAAGAAGACGCTGGACGGAAAGCTAGTTTCTGTGCTAGAATGGCTCCTATCGCAAAAAAAGCGGGAGAAGGAAGCCGTGCAAAAGCATCTATGCGTCGATGGAAGTGTTGAGGTAACCGAGATGTGGCTTGATGTCAGAGGCTATGAAGGCCGCTACCAAGTCAGCAACTTGGGCCGTGTAAAATCTTTGGCTCGCACCCGCCGCGGTAAAAATGGCGGTGTCGTTCCAATGCCTGAAATTCTTATGCGTTTGACACCTAAAAAGGACAACGGGCGCACAAAACCGTATGTTGAAGTGCGTTTTCGCAATGGTGGTTTACGCACTGAGCGTTGCAAAGCGTTTTTAGTTCATCGGTTGGTGGCTGACGCCTTTATCAAGCCTCTTGAACCGGGCGAACAGGTCGATCACATCAACGGGTTGCATAACGACAACCGTGCTGTTAACTTGCGCGTTATGAAATCGGTTGAACACGCACGTATTCATCCGTGTGTTGTAAACCCTAACGAAAAAGACCCGGTAACTGGTCGTTGGATACGCAAGAATGCCTAGTAAACCCGGACTTTACAGCAATATTCACGCAAAACGCGCCCGGATCGCCGCCGGATCAGGCGAAAAGATGCGCAAACCAGGCACGAAGGGCGCACCGACCGCCGCTGCCTTCCGTAAGTCGGCCAAAACACGGAAAAAGTGATATGCCGCTCGTCAAATCAGCCACAAAATCCGCATTTCGCAAGAATATCGCCGCGGAAATTAGGAGCGGACGCCCCCAGAAGCAGGCGGCGGCCATTGCACACGCCGTCCAGCGCGCTGCCAAGGGCAAGCCGAAGGCTGGCGGAGACATGAAATACACGCAACCGATGCCTGCGCCCAAGCCGAAGACCGGCGGCATGAAGCGCACCATGCCCATGCCCATGCCCGCGCCCAAGCCGAAGATGGGCCGTGCCAACATGATGGGCCGCACAATGATGAAGAAAGGGTTCTAAGATGGCTGATAAGAAAAGCGTTACGCGCAGCGGCAAAGACACTCGTTATTCTGAGCAGCGCGTAAAATATGAACGTTTGCGGGAACCAGGCGTTAATTGGGCGCGCCCGGGCTACTTTGCTGGCGATCCCACTTCGCGGCGCGGTTATGCACCTGCTAACATGTCGGGCGTCGGCGCCAAAAAGATGCCTTCCCCCACGGGCGAAGAAACAATTGACATTCGCGGCTATCTTGGCGACGAGCGCACCGGCATCCGCAAGACCGTGCCGGGCGCGCGTAAGCCCGCAGCACCCAAGCAGCAGGTCGTCAGCAACGTGACCCGCGAGCGCCCGTCCCCCACTCCGGCAAGCGCACCGCCGCCCGCCCGCATGGCCACCAACCCGGTGACCGGCAAGACGACGGGCTTCACGTCTGGCAGCAAGACCGGCACGACCATGACCAAGGCCGGTAAGGCCTTCAAGACGGCCGAGAGCGCCTATCAGCGTCAGCAACGCATGGCGTTGGAGAAGATGGGTGTTGCTGGCCCTCGCGGCGGCGCTAGCAAGACCAGCAGCAGCGCTGGCGGTATGCGCAGCACGGGCGGCGGTTCGCGTAGCTCTGGCGGCGGCGCCGTTGGCAGCACCTCGGGAACGCGCGGCTATAGCTCTGGCGGCAACGTGGGCCGTGGAGACGTCGGTGCAGGACGCAGGGGCGGCGGACGGTAAATGGCTGACAACAGCGGCATCAAGGGCGCGGAGATCGTCGCAGACGGCGGGACGGACAAGGCTGACCTGCTCGCCACCATGCGCTCGCGCTTTACCATGGCCATCTCGGCCTATGGTGAGAGCCGTGAAGATGAGCTTGACGACCTGCGCTTCATGGCAGGTTCGCCCGACAACCAGTGGCAGTGGCCAGCCGACGTGCTGGCGACCCGCGGTTCCGTGCAGGGCCAGACCATCAACGCGCGTCCGTGCCTGACCATCAACAAGCTGCCGCAGCACGTCCGGCAGGTGACCAACCAGCAGCGGCAGAACCGGCCGTCTGGCAAGGTAATCCCGGCCGACGACAACGCCGACGTGGCGGTCGCAGAGGTGTTCGACGGCATCATCCGGCACATCGAGTACATGTCCGACGCCGACGTGGCCTACGACACCGCCTGCGACAACCAGGTGACCTACGGCGAGGGCTACATCCGCATCTTGACCGAGTACGCCCGCGAGGACAGCTTCGACCAAGACTTGCGCATCGGGCGCATCCGCAACGCCTTCAGCGTCTACATGGACCCGACGATCCAAGACCCCTGCGGGTCCGACGCCCAGTGGTGCTTCATCACTGAGGACATCGTCAAGGCCGACTACGAGCGCATGTTTCCTGATGCGGCGCCCATCTCGTCCATCCTGACCCGTGGCATTGGCGACCAGTCGCTCTCCATGTGGCTGTCGGAGAACACCATCCGCATCGCGGAGTACTTCTACATCGACCACAAGAAGGAGACGTTGCACCTCTATCCGGGCAACGTCACGGCCTTCAAGAACACGCCGCAGGACCAGAACCTTGCGGCCATGTTCGGCAAGCCCCTGCGCACCCGCGTCGTGGACCGCCGCCGCGTCATGTGGCTCAAGACCAACGGCTACGAGGTGCTTGAAGAGCGCGAATGGGCGGGCAAGTACATCCCCGTCGTCCGCGTCGTCGGCAACGAGTTTGAGGTCGATGGCCGCCTCTACGTCTCCGGCCTTGTGCGCAACGCCAAGGACGCGCAGCGCATGTACAACTACTGGGTCAGTCAGGAAGCCGAAATGCTGGCTCTGGCCCCCAAGGCACCCTTCATTGGCTATGGCGGCCAGTTTGAGGGATACGAGATGCAGTGGAAGACGGCCAACACCAACAACTGGCCGTACCTCGAAGTGAACCCGGATGTGACAGACGGCGCGGGCAATGTCCTGCCTCTCCCGCAGCGTGCGCAGCCGCCGCTGGCACAGACGGGCCTTATTCAGGCCAAGATGGGCGCTGCCGAGGACATCAAGGCCACTACGGGCCAGTACAACGCCTCGCTGGGCCAGCAGGGCAACGAGCGCTCCGGCAGGGCCATCCTCGCCCGCGTGCAGGAGGGCGACACCGGCACCTACCACTTCGTGGACAACCTCGGCCGTGCCATCCGTCACATCACGCGCCAGCTTGTGGACATGATCCCGAAGATTTACGACACCGAGCGCATCGCCCGCATCATTGGCGTGGACGGCGAGGTCGGCATGGCCAAGATCAACCCGATGCAGCCCGAGCCGGTCAAGAAGATTTACGACCAGATGGGCAACGTGATTGAGAAGATTTACAACCCGTCTGTCGGCACCTATGACGTTGTCATCACGACCGGCCCGAGCTACCTGACCAAGCGCCAGGAGGCCGTCGAGGCCATGGCCAACATCCTCCAGACCAGCCCACAGCTTTGGCAGGTGGCAGGCGACCTGTTCATCAAGAACATGGACTGGCCGGGCGCGCAGGAGATGGCGGCCCGCTTCAAGAAGATCATCGACCCGAAGGTGCTGGCGGAAGACGACAAGTCGCCGGAACTCCAGTCGGCTGAACAGATGGTCGAGGCGCTCACGCAGCAGTTGAATGAAACCATGGGCATGGTCGAGAACATCCAGAACTCGATGGAGGCCCAGGAGCTTCAGATCAAGGCATACGACGCCGAGACGAAGCGGATCAGCGCCATGCAGCAGGCCATGACGCCCGAACAAATCCAAGACATCGTCATGGGGACCATCGCAGCCGCGGTGGAGACGGGCGACATCTCGTCCGGCAAGCCCCTGATGCCCCAGCCAACTGAAGCACCCCGCGAGATGCCGCTGGGGCCTGAGATGCTTCCTGAAGGAGCGCCCATATGAGCAACTGCGACAAGTTTCTAGGAATGCTGTTTCTGGCGCGCGACGTGACTCACTCCGCGCACCTGAACACGCGGTCTTTTGCCAAGCATAAGGCTTTGGGTAAGTTTTACGACGAAATCATTGAATTGGCGGACAAATTTGCCGAGATGTATCAGGGCAAATACGGCCTGATCGGCCCTGTCGCGCTGATGTCGGCCGACAAGTCGAACAACGTGACCGAGTTCTTGGAGCGTCAGGCCGAGCAGATCATGAAGACGCGCTATGACATCGTGGACCGCGAGTGTACCCCGCTCCAGAACGTCATAGACGAGATTGTCGGTTTGTACTATACCACTCTCTACAAGTTGAAATTCCTCGCGTAAGGAAACCGCATGGTTGCTCTTTCATCTATTGGTGGCGCAGGGTGGCAGTTTTTTGATGGTAGTGGCGATCCATTATCTGGCGGAAAACTTTATACTTATCTTGCTGGCACAACTACGCCAGCTACCACCTACACTAGCAATAGCGGCTCTATCCCTAATACTAACCCTATTATTTTGGATAGCGCAGGCCGCGTAGCCGAAGAAATATGGCTGCAAAATTCTGTTCTATATAAGTTTGTTCTTACGTCTTCTACTGACGTTTCTGTTTGGACCAAAGACAATGTGCCAGGCATTTTCGCCAGTCAAACGTTAACAGCCGATATTGTAACATACGACCCTCCTTTTACGGGGGCAGTTACTAGCGGATATACAGCGGAGGATAAATTTTCCCAGTTTGTCTCCGTTATGGACTTTGGTGCTGTAGGCGACGGCGCAGTTGATGATACGGCGGCATTTAACTTGGCCGTAAACTATCTTGTTTCAGTTGGGGGTGGCACTCTTTATGTACCTCAAGGAACTTATTTGCTAAACGGAACGGCGGGCAATGACGGCATAAAAAACGGCGTTTTGCTGCCTTTTAATAGCTCTGGCGGCGGCAGCGAAAACGGTAATCCCAACACCATTAAACTTTTGGGTGCTAGCGAATATACGCGATTGCTGGCCGGTTCCAGCAATATGTATGTTATTCGTTTGTCTGGCTCTCACCATGAAATTAGCAATTTGCGTATTGATGCAAATGCAAAAACCGGCGTCACTGGTATCGGGCTTGTGCCAACCGATACATCTAATTTGGGCGCGTTTGCAGATCAATCGCAAAACACGTTGTCTAAGCTGGTTATTAAAGATTGTAGCGATGCAATTGTGTTGCAATGCGGCCCCGGCACCACGTCTACGTCTGCGTGCTACTACAATCATTTTTCGGACATTCATATCGTCGGTGGCGCGGGCGGTACGCGCGGCATATACTTTAAAACTGGCGTTAACTCTGGCTCATTGAACAGCACGTCTAATCGCAACCATTTTTACGACATCCGGCTCAATTCTCTCAACACCGGCATCTTGCTTGAAAGTGGCGGCACAAACAATTTTTACGGCACATCTTTTGAGAGCGTAAATGTAGGTACTTCTCCGCTCACAACACCCACGGCGCTCAAGATTGACAACCTTGATGGCAATGGTTTGGCAAACGAAGCCAACCGCTTTTTTGGTGGTACGATTGAATACTGCACACGCGACATTGTTAACGCAAACAATGCAACCGAACTCTATGGCCTGTATTTTGACGGCACTAAAATTTTGTTTACCGCTAACCCTGAGATTGTTCTCGGTGGTTACGACGCTTCTGTTACTCCGCAGATTATGCCGGGGTATGTTTACCAGCAAAATCCAATTTTGTCTGGTTTTCGTGGTGGCGCGATACAAACAACTTTTGGTCTTTCCTTTGGCGCGTCTCCGCAATCGGTTCTAAATTACTATCAGAAAGGTACTTGGACACCAACATATAAAGGGTCCACGTCAAATCCGACCGCAACGTATGTCATTCAACTTGGAAATTATGAGCGCATCGGTAACTTGTGCTTTATTTCCATTGAAATTCAGACGTCAAGTGCCAGCGGCGGGTCGGGTAACTTGCAGATTGGCGATCTTCCTTTTAACGCTGCTGTTAACAGCGGTTATCCCCAGCATTTTGCTTTGGGTCTTAGCGACGGTTTTGCGTCTGACGAACCTAAAACGGCTTTTATTGCTTCCAACAGTAACCGCATTACCCTGTCTTTGGTTAACTCGTCGAACTTTCAGACATCTTCGCTTGGTGTACCAACAGCTACGGTGTCTGCTCTTGGCGGCGGCGTCGCAAGTAACCGTATAAACGTAACGTTCTGCTATCAAACGGTATAGGACTGAATAGATG